ATTGATGAGGCTGCATTTATTCCAGATATGGACAAGCATTGGAAGGCTATGTGGCCTGTGCTTTCAACAGGTGGTAGCTGCGTCCTCGTCTCCACCGTAAATGGTTTGGGAAACTGGTACGAGGAAACATATACAAAAGCCAAAGAAGGAAAAAATATGTTCCATGTAATCGATCTTGATTACTGGGAACACCCGGATTACAGCAAGAAAAATAATCCCAAGTGGGTTGACGAACAGCTAGCACAATTAGGTGAAAAAGGTTTTGCACAGGAAGTTTTGAGATCGTTCTTAGGTTCTGGAGAAACTTATGTTCCATCAAAAGTTCTTGTGGAACTGCAAGATGAAGTAAGGAAAACAAGGCCAACTAAAAAGCTTTTCCCAAGATATGCAAATAAAAACTTTTCTGAAGATCACGGACAAGAAATTGAAAGAGGGGCTCTTTGGATTTGGAAACAACCAGTAGATGGCCAAGAATACATTATATCTGTTGACTCAGCAGAAGGAGTTGGAGAAGAAGGAGATAATTCTTGTATTCAAGTTTTGAATGTAAACAATTTAGAGCAATGTGCTGAATTTTATAGCAACCTAATTGCACCCCATGATTTAGCAAATGTTGTCCATGAGCTTGCCAACCTATACAATACAGCACTTGTTATTGTCGAAGATATGGCGACAGGTGGAATCATTTTGAATATTTTGCAAAACGACCTCTACTATGAAAACATTTATTATTCATCAAAAAACTCAAAAAACCCTAGAGCCGGAATTAAGATCACAACTGCAAACAGGCCTATTATTCTTCAAGAATTTCAATCAAGAGTAATTAATAAGTCCCTGAAAATAAAAAGCTCCCGTCTAATTCAAGAGCTAAATACTTTTGAATACAACACCCAGACAAGAAAAGCTCAAGCTGCAAAAGGAAAACACGATGATGCTGTCATGGCCATGGCGCTAGCTGTTCATGCTAGAACTGAACTTGTCAGAGAGTCACCAATTACAGTTGATGGTAATTCTACCGATAACAAAGTATCGGGCTTATATGATATCAGAAGTGAATTGAAGTCTGCTTTGGATAACTATATCAAAGATTATGTTGTAAAACAAGAAAAAACACCAGAAGAATATGAACAGGAACTTATAATTGGAATGTATAGAAAAAATGATAAAATTCTAAAGGAGTTTGGATGGGCTATATCTTGGATTACTTTTGGACTTTTCTTTTTACAGCAATAAAGGTAAACCATGAAAACAGTAAATGAATTGAAATCGAAAACAAATCAAATCGAATTCAGAATGGATGAATACGCAGATGCCTTGAAAAAATCTATGTACGATGAGGAATGGATTAATAATCTGTATACTGACAAAGAAAATCTTTTCAGACTTTTTGAAAGACTTGGCAGAAACTCACCAATTAAAAATGCTGTTAGATTCTCTGAAACAAGAGATATCCGTTATTTGTTGGAAACTAAAAATAATTTAGTTCTCCCAGACTCTATTTCTAGCCTCTATTTTGACGCAGGCAAACCTGAACAAACTATGGCCCTAATCAATGAAATTTATTCAAATACCTATTACTACGCTGAACGAATTCAAGATTTACTCAACGAATTTTCAAACAACACTAGAATTTTCTTGGAAACAACTATCCAACCTTTTCCAGAAAACATTTCAGATACATGGAAGCCAATTAGAAGATTTAAAGTTGGCAACCATGTTTTATCACTTGAGAAAAACACTATTCATTTTGAAAACAAAGACAATCCATTTGTAGATTATTTCATCGAAAGGAAAAACAAAAAGTTGCTCAAAAAACTTTTTATTCATTATAAATCAATTTCTGAAAATGATTATAGGAATATAAAAAGAAGATTATTAAACTTCAAAGAGGTAGCGATACCAACTCATTTTGCTTACTGCAATCAAAATGATGCAAGTTATAAGATAACAATAAATGCAAATCAAACTGTTAGAAGCGATGGCATAGAATATACATTGCTAGGTGAAAGAATAAATGTTTTTCATATTCAGGAGATTAAATGAACAGAAACGAGAAAATTCTTACTGAAATTAAAGAAAAACTCGGAGGTTTACTTTCAAGCCTTCCATCGCAATTTGCGCTTGAAGACACCAAATATTATTTGAAAAAAGCATTAGCATCTATTGATCTTGTTGAAAACAAAAGAAGAAAGCGACAACAACAAATGGAGCAATCCCGAATGCAGATGGGATTCGCATCCATGGCAGACGCACAAAATGCGCTAAAAATTCTAGATGATATGCTGGCATCCGAACAAAACAATCTGAAGGCAGCAGAAAACCAACAGCAAGATTCAAAATTATTAAATGGTTAAAAAACATAGCTAGAATAAATAACTACAATATAGTGTACGAAAGGTTGAATAGAAAATATGCCAACGCCATTATGGGCTGACTTTTTTAAGACATTTAGTTTTGCCTTCACTCCTGATCCCCTTGAAAGAACAGTCAACACTAAAGATGTTGTAGGCGCAGGCATTACATCACCAGACTCAATTCCATCCATGAGCCCCGATGGCAGCTTTTGGGGTGGTGCAGACTCTAGATTTGTTAGACTTCGTGAAACTAATGATTTTATCGATTTATCAACAGTAAGCAATAGACAATCAAGATATAAAGAATATGAAAGATTAAGAAGCGTTCCAGAAATTGAAATGGCCCTGAATGTATTTGCAGATGAGGCCTGTCTTTCTGGTGACACTCCAGTAGCAACCCCATTTGGTTTAATACCCATCGAGGAACTAGCCAAAACTCATGCTAATGAAAAATTCTTGGTATATTGCTGGGATTTCGAGAAACATGACTACACGCTTGGCTGGGCTCATAGTCCACGGCAAACTAAAATAGCCAAAACACAAATTCTTATATTAGATGACGGCAGCAGACTTGAAACTACGCCTGATCACCGTGTGCTACTTAAAAATGGAGAATGGAAACAGGCTGGCGAGATTCAGGAAGATGATGAACTAATGCCTTTCCATAGAGTTCCAGCTAATCAAATGCTGACTAAACATCCAGTCAAACAATATCCAAGAGTATTTACTTTCTCCAAAGGATGGGTTCATGAAAGACAGTTTGTTGATGAATGGAGAACAGGAAAGTTCTTCCCAAAACTTGAAAAGGTAAATCAATATTGCCGTTATTTGGCTCAAGACCTTTCAATGGGTCAAATTATGAAACTAATTGATTGTGATTGGAGAACACTTAAAAATAGACTGAAGACTGAAGGATTCAGCATTCGTGAAATCAGATGGTTGGCCTACAACTTTACTTCCACAAGAAGAGTAATCGGTAAAATAGAAGGCAAAGAACAACCAGTTTACGACCTTACAGTTGAAAAACACGAAAACTTTTGTACCAATAGTACGGTGGTGCATAACTGTCAGAAAGATTCTAAAGGAAATGTGCTTACTATTTCCTGTAAAAACGATGATGTCAGAGATGAACTTGAATTTTTGTTCTTTCACAGGTCCATGGTCAATATCAACAGAAGAGTTTGGGCAGATTTCAAGAGTCTGTTGCTTTATGGTGATTTGTTTTATGAGATTGTTGTCAATTTAGACAACCCCAAAGATGGTGTTTTGAAATTAGTCCGTTTGCCAGCTGATTCCATGTACAGAATTGAAACAACAAAAGGAAAAATAGTCGAATTCCAGCAAAGTAAAGAAGGACCAGATTACCAAAGCCTTACAAGAGCGCCTGTAGTACAATCGACAGATCAAGAAATTATGATGGCAACTGCCATCCGGTTTGCTCCAGAACAAATTGTCCATGCCAAAATCGGTGATGATAGAAAAACTTTCTACCCCTATGGCGTTTCAATGGTTGAAGCAGCCAGAGGGCCAGCACACCAATTAAGACTCATGGAAGACGCAATGTTGGTGTATAGGCTTTCGAGAGCACCCGAAAGAAGAGTTTTTTATATTGATGTCGGACAATTGCCTCCATTCAAAGCTGAAGCTTTCATGGAAAAAATGAAAGATCAATTCAGGAAAAAGAAAATATCAACAAACCGTCCCGGCATGTCAGGCCCGAATTCTGTTGAAGAAAGATATCACGCCCCTGCGGTTGACGAAGACTACTGGATTCCAACCAGACCTAACTCAAACACTAAGATTGAAACCCTTCCCGGTGCTCAAAATCTAGGTGAAATTGATGATGCCGTGTACTTTAGAAACAGACTGTTCACAGCCATGCAATTCCCCAAGAACTATTTCAATGTGGAAGATGCATCTGTCACAAAAATAACACTCTCGGCTCAGGATATCAGAGTTGCAAGACTGATTGAAAGACTACAAGCACCATTTGAAGATGCCATGTGGGAAGTCGCTGACAGACACCTTAAGTTGCTTGGCTATCCTGAAGAAACCTATTCTGATTTGACGGTCAAAATGACTCCACCTTCGGAATGGAGAGAACTCAGCAGGGCAGAAATTACCAGCGCAAGAATACAAAATGCTGGAGCCCTTAAATCTGGCAACTTGATGTCTGACTACGATATCCTGAATAAATGGATGGGTTATAGTGAAAGCGAAACAAAAATGTTTATCGCTAGACTTAAAATGCAGAAAATTGAGGATGCGAAACTGCAAGTCATCGCACAAAATCCAGCACTTCTTGGTGTTGGCATACCATCATCTGAAGATGAGGAAAAAGACAAGCCAGAAATTGGAGCAACCCCAGAAGGACCAAATCCAGAACTTGCTCCCCCCGGCGCTGAACCGCCTTTGGGAGGCGCAGGCGCTCCACCTGAAGGACCAGCACCAGCCGTATCCCAAGGCGCACCTCTACCAGAGGTCACAGAAGAAGACATTCAGAAGTATGACATGTACATACAATCATACTCGTCTGATCAGGATGTGG